GGGATTTCGCTGATATTTAGGTCTGGAACAGCCTCAGACCAGATGATTTCCTCGTGGTCTCGCTGGTAGTTCTTGGTCATGCCCTCGCTCGCATGACCTGCGATCTTCTGCCCATCCTTTCCTGCTTTCTTGTACAAGTGCAGCGACAGCGCCCGCACTTCATGGAAGCCTGGCATCTCCTCCTCCTTCCATCCCGCGTAGCAGTTGGCCGACTCTCTGGCCTCCTTGAATGCGCGCGTCAAATACCGCTCCTCAACCTTCGTCCAGTGGTCCTTTGTCTGTGCCTGCTTCTGTTTCAGTCGATCCGGCTTGCGGTGCACTAGGTACGGCGACACGACATCATCGCGGCACCGGCTGATTACCGTCTGCAACTCGGGCGTGACTCTGAATCGAATCCAGGCTGCATCTGTGGCCTTGGCCGTCTTCTTCTGCACGACATAGAGGAAACCTTCCCTAACCCCATCAAAGCGCATGTCCAGGATGTCCGTGCGGCGCTGGGCGGTGATCAGTGCCAGGTCGATTGCATTCTGTAGCCAGGCCGGCGACTTCTCCCTGATAGCCTTCAGGCCCTCAACGGTGTGTCGCTTGCGCTGTTTCTTCTCGATCCGGTTGATGGTGCTGGCCGCTGGGTTGTCCGGGCACAGGCCTTTGGCTGCGGCGTGGTTGAAAATGTCGATCAAGAGCGCTCGGCATTGGTTGGCCGTGCGCGGCGTAAGCGAATCCAGTTCGGTGGCGATCATGCGAATCGTGATTTGATCTACAGTCTTTCCCTCAAACCACTTCCTGAATCTCCGAAAGTGAACGGCGTAAAGCCCGAGCGTGCCTTTCGCAAGCTCCCTAGGCGGCAGTACCTCAGCCTCATACTTGTCGAGGAAGCCCTCGAAGCTGTCAGACGGATTGGGCATCACGGCGCCGACCAGGTCAGCGCCGCGCATGAATTCGAGGTTCAGCTGTTTGGCCGCATCGATGGCCTTCAGGCGATCGGAGCCGAACGGGAAAAACTTCCCGTCCGTAGGGCGCCGGTAGCGATATGTCCCGCGCCGCGCGTCGAAGTACAGGTTCTGCGGAAGGCTCTTGTTCGCAGTATTGCGCGGCCGTGGGGGCATCATGCAGCTCCTTTCATTACCATTGCGACAAGGTCGTTGCCATTGGATGAGTTGAACGCTGTCCAATCAACGTACCAGAGTTTCCCGATTTGCTCGCCCGGCACCATACCGTTGCGGATGTGATTGCGAATTGCCTGGGGGCAGGGTGGTGTGCCGTTTTCCCCCCAGCGTCGACGCTGGAATTCGCTGATTTTGATGAGTTCCTTTCGCATAGCTACCTCCCGCCGGCCGTGGGCCGAGCTTTATTGATGATGTGGATTGCCAGGCCGAAGCTGATCAGCAGCCAGGCGCATGTGCCGGCGAAGGCGTAAAGCAGTGCCTCGGTGGTGCCGGTGCCCACAAGGTCAGGCCCGGCCCAGAAGAACCAGCCGAGTGTTCCTACCAGGTACAGCAAAGCGCCCAGCAGGATCAGGGTGAGTTTTATTGCGAACATGAGGTGTCCTTGCCGCGCTGGGCGGCAGAAGGTGGTTTAGGATTACGCCGCTTTTCGGGCTTCTGATGCAGCAATGCGCCGCCGCGTGATATGCAGCTGCAAGCGGTACGCTTTGAAGCGTCGGCCGTCCCCGGCACGAATCTCTGGCGCCAGGTACGAGAGGTCTTCTTCCAGCTGGCCGAAGTAGTAGAGGTGCTCACCATCCCCACCCCATTCAGGCTGGGCGGTTGCCCAGGAGCGTGCGGCTACGCAGGACGAGCAAGTTTTGAAGGTGGCCATGTCGCCCTCCCAGCATCCGCTGATGAGCTGGTACTGCTGGCCAGGTTGGATCGGGCCGTAGCATTCGCAGCATTGGTGCTGCTTGCGCGCTACGGGCATGGTTTCCGTTTGAAAGTCGGACATACGAATACCTCGCCCGCCGCTCACCGGCAGGAATCTATGGTGTAATGAGAAAGATTCTTAAAGGAGTGCGAGAAGGATAGTGCGTGGGGGACTGCCTCGTTAACGCGGATGTTTTCGAGCAACCTCAATCGTAATGCTGGACTCGCGATGTCCCTTTCTTAAGCCTTGATTCTCGGATGGAAACGCCAAAGGAAATGCGTTCATGAAGTACAGCTGGATTGTGATTGCTTTACTGCTTTGTGCCTGCGTTAGCGGCCCAAGCCCTCAACAACTTGCAGAGCAACGTTTATGGGAATATCAGTTGCTTATCCATATCTCTAGGTTCAAGCACTACCCAGAACAAGCTCGCCTCAATGGGCTGGAGGGCACAGTTGCAGTCGAGTTCATCGTCGATGCTCGAGGCAACCTGTCGCACCAGAAAGTCATCAGCTACTCAGGGTCAGAATTTTTTGTTCCGGAGGCAAAGGAATTGATTTCGGCTGCATCCCCTGCGCCCGCGCCTCCACCTTCAATCCTTAAGAATGGTGGTGTTCATGTAGTTGCCCCCTTTGTGTATTGCCTCGCACAGGGTATGTGCCCAAAGGATCTGGTTACCCATCAATATCGCGGAGAATAGCCCTAAGGCGATTGCGCACCATGTCGACGCTGGCGTCTGGTGACTGCTTCATGACCTCCAAGCAGTCGCCGAGGTAGATCTGGTACTCACTCATGGCCTCGGCCCCTTGTAGATGAAGACGTAGGCGAACCAGAGGGTGGCGATCATTGCGTCACCCGCTCGGCAGTAGCCGGGATGCGTTCACGGAAGCGCGAAGGGCTCCAATCGCAAGACTCGTCAGCAGGGATATGGCCGAACATTGCCGTGCAACGTTTGCAATGCACGCAGTCGGCGCAGGTCTTGCCCGCGGGCAGGTTCATCTGGACATCATTGTCAGCGGACCGTGGATATGGCGCTCGTTCGCTCATGGATCCACCCGACCTTCGAAATCCTCCGGGGTGAGCTTGTATTCGACGACGTTGCGCACCCGATAGAACGTTGCGATGCAGTGCTTGCTGATCCATTCTGACAGCAGTGAGTCGAGCTCTTGGCGGGCCTCATCAGGAACATCCGGCCAGTCTTCCGCGAATTCACCCACATCGTCATAGGCGCGCTCGCCAAGCATCTCAATGACGTCGCCCGCATCAACATAGCCAGCGGTTTTTATCGGGATTTTCTCTCCCTTCCAAACGGTAGCTCCGACTTCAAGGTCGTCGTTCTCGTCAAGCAGCTCACCAAGGCTGTCGCAATTGAACAGCTCTTCATTGGCTGACCATGTTTCGTCAGGGATTCTCTTTTCTTCAGGCATGACTTCGTCCTTGCCGCTATAGCGGCTGACTTTGAAGGGGGAGGGGTTACAGGTTTTGCGGGTGGAGTACGGATGTACTCCTATCGAGGTTCGACGTTCAAGTGGCTGGATGCGTTGCGTTCCATTGCTCGAAAGCTTCTTGAGTGTTGGCCGCCGTGATCTTCTCGTCGCAGGTGTAGCAGTGCGCTACGCCGCCAGCGGCACCGACATCTCGATGACCGTTCTTGCATGGGTTCATGCGCCATTCAGTGTCCTTAGGGCTCAGGAACTCGCGCATCTCAGTCAGCACCTGGTCATGCTCCAAGTCGTTCGGCTCAACGTCTTCGTGGAACTCAATCTTGGTATCGAAGTTGGCAACTATGCGCTGGATCAGCGAAGTTGCCATGTCCGCCCGCTCATCCGCTGCGGTCAGGCGCTGTTGCAATTCCTTCTCCCGTCGCTCCGAGGCAACACAGCGCTCGGCAGCATCCAAGAACAGCTGGGTGGCCTCATCAAAGGCGGAAGCCATCACAACTTCAGGGCCGTGCGGATCGTAGCCAATGGTCGCGCCTGCTGCCGAAAGCATCGTTACGACTTGGTATCGATGAACCTCAGTCATACAGCCTCCCTCGTTACCAGATCATGGGCATCCACAACGGTCATGCCGAGCTTCTCGGCGATCAGCACTTCCAGGCGGGCGCCTTGCGACTTCTCCCAGCCCGGCAGCAGGGCGATCACACCGCACAGCCCCAGGCGTGTCAGGTCGTAGGCCATGTAGTCGGACCACTGGGCACCCTCGACGATGCCGTGGTCTGCTGGGTTCTCGACTTCGTAGCCCTGGGCGCGCAGCTGGCCGGCCACGGCGTTGAAGGCGGGGTAGTTGAAGTCGGCGATACCCGTCATGGGCCCTGCCACGTAGACGCGGTTGGCGCGGCTTGCCTGGAGCGTTACGAATGGCTCGCCTGGCTGACTTTTACCGCTGAATGCCCATGCGGTAGGTCCCTGGCACATCTCGCAAGTGAGGTTGCGCGTGATTTCGTCGATCGCTTCGCGATCAAGCTTCTTGCCGTAGTGGTTGACGAGCTCGTTGGCGATCGTAAATACCATAGTGCCGAGTCGTGTGGATTGCGGATCTTGGTTCTCTTTAGTGCGCATGGGGAGTCCTTGCCGGGCCATGCCCGGACGGTTAAGGGTGGGGAGTTCAGGCGCTTGCGGATAGGGCGAGGGTTTCGTCGCCGCCGCGCGCGAGGCCGGTGTGCAACTCCACCTTTTGACCGGCGAGCATCCCGGCGATCTGGGCGTTCATATCCAGCTCGACGCTTTTGCTTTTCCGGGACTCTCTGATGTCTTGGGTGGCAAGGTATTCACTGATCAGCGCCTTGTCCTGCGCCTGAACCGCGATGAGGTCTTGGCCGGTGCCAAGCTGGCCGAGTGGATCATCATCTGCTTGAGGCACAAGCGCTTTCAGCTTCGACTGAACTTCCCAGACCCACGCCAACGCGAAATGATCACCTGCGGTCTCTGCCGAATATTGACTGCGATGGATGCCAGATCTGACTCCTGAACAGTAGGCCTTGCGGGCTTGCGTGAGCTTGGTGTGCAGAGCCTCATACGCGTACAGGGCGATGTTCTGGGCTGGGGAAACGCCAACGAATGTCGCACACTCAATGACTTGGCCCTTCGCGGAACACCACGTTCTGCGCCGCAGAGTGGTGCAGCTGAATGCGTCTGCTACAGCAATGCTCAGTTGCTGATCCCATGCTGGTCGACGCTTGGTGCGGAACAGGGACGATTCAGCTTCACCGACGTCGCTCAACTTCACATCGATTTCGGTCAGGCGATACTCGCGCATCAATGCCTGGGCCTGCCGAAGCGCCGTTGCAGCTTCGTTTTCGTTAGCGCTCTGCGCCAGGGCCAGGCAGTGCTTGATCTTGCGGATCGCCCGCTCGAGTTTCTTTTCGTCGATCTGTTGTGCGGACATAGGGGATCCTCGCTGGCTGGCGTGATTCGTTGATATGGGGTATTACGGGTGACCGGCATGGAGCCGGATCAAAGGAGAATTGATATGGCTTATTGGGACTCTTACGGCTATCCAGAGAATGAACCGAAAGTCTGGATCACGTTCGGCACGCAGAAGGACGGTCCGCCACAAGTAGCATTCCTCGGGCCGATTCGTCAGCCGGAGGGCGATAGCACGAAGGCTGTTGAGTACTACCAGGAAGTTGCAGGCCGCTGGACTGATGAGCGTGCCGCACATGTCGATCTAAATAAAATCGCTAAAGATCTCATCGAGCATAAGCGTCTTTAGCGGAAGCTTCCTATAGGATCAGGCGTCGGCGCTGGCGGCTTCTTTGATCGCCATAATGGCGTTTGCGGCGTGGCGCACATAATAAAGGCGAGCCATCAGATTTGGGCACGGCTTGCTGATCGTCGATTCCCAAAGGTTGCTTCCACCAATCAGTTCTTCGTGCTCACGCAGGAAGTCGTAGGCCAGCACCACCTCGCTGTCGCGGCCATCGGCGAAGGTCTCAACCTCCTCAATTACGTCAGCCAGTTCGGCGAAAGGAAGGCGCTCGTCTTCTGTCTCATCGCGCTCGCGCAGCCATTCAGCGAGTTGTTCAGCCTGCTCCAGGGTGGCGCCCTTGTTCGGGATGTCCGCGATCCATTCCGGGACCTCATCATCCGGCAATTCGTAATCGATCCTTCCGGCGATGCATTCGCACACCGTGTCACGGATAGTGCCGAAGTCGATCACCACCCGCTTGATGTCGCCTTCCAACTTTTCATGTACATACCCATCGCTCTGATGGCGCAAGAAGTTGATGCCGTAGCTGGAGCCGACGTGGAACACGAGAGGACCGATATCACCCATCATGCTCATGCCGAAGCGCGTAACACAGATGTCGAACCCATAGCAGCTGCTGCCTGGCCGTGCGCAACGCCACAACTCGACGCCGTTTTCGTTCACCAGCTGCGTGTATTGGTGTTGGTGCCAGTTCTTCTGCGACTCGGGCGGTGAGCGCCGCGCGTTCTTGCTCTCTCATGGATTATCTCCAGTCAGCCGCCGCCCTCCGGTGGCCGGTGGTGGCAATTTGGTTTGGGTTGGGGTATTACGGGTGACCGGCATGGAGCCGGATCAAGGAGAGAAGCAGATGGGTATCGAAGAAATGCAGCACGACGAATTCAAGCCAACCTGCCCAAAGTGCGGGGGTATCGAATTCGCAGCCGTTTATAACCGCTATGTGGCCCGAACCTCCCAACCGATCAGCATGATTATCTGCGCTGATTTGAAGTGTCAGGCCGTTGCAGGTGTGCTGCCTACTGCTGAAGTTTTTCCCGAGTAACTACGCCGCCTTGAGCTGTCCCAGGACTGTCTGGCGTGCCGCTTCAAATTCGCTGCCGAGGATCTCGGCGGCGCCTTCGATCTTCTCGTTTCCATCCTCAAGGCGGATGCCGAGATTCAGGTACACGACGCCATCAAGCTCGAAGAACACACCACCGCACATCCACAGGGCGCCTGGGTTCAGGCCGATCGCCTCCCAGGCTTCGTCCATATCGATGCTGGCAGGGCAATGTTCCTTCCAGAGAGCCGACAGGCGCTCATGCTCGGCGACCTGGGAGGCCCGCGCTTCCTTTGACGTTCCTTTCGCAGGCTTGGCGCTGGAGCGTAGCGCTCGGTAACCGTACTGGTCCGGACGGCACCAGTGCACATCCAGATCACGGCTTGCGCTGAGCTTCACGCCGCCAACGTAGCTGCGGCTGCCGGAGCGCATTGGCGAAGTCTGGCCGCCGAACACCTGGCCCAGCTTGGCGCGCTGCGCGTTCCAGGCGGCTCGCTTGGTGTCCCAGGCTTTCACCGCAGCAACCACGGCAGGGGCGGTGGTCTTGTACATATAGTTGCTCATGGATTATCTCCAGTCAGGGGCCGCCCTCCGTGGTCGGTGGTGGCAATTTGGTTTTTTTTGGCGTATTAAAGATGTTCGGAATTCCTCCGAATTATGGAGAGTGCTATGCCTCCCTTGGTTTTTGGAAACAATATCTATGGCGCAAAGGTTGGGGTGCAGGCTCCAGCGAACGCTGATGTAGACATTATCAATAACAACTTTCACGGCGTAGAAGTGGCTGTTAACTTTAAAGAGCCGATCACTCTAGAGATGCTTGGCATTCCAATAGGTGCTCCCTCCGACCAGGTATCAGAATTAGTTAGGGAGTTCAGAAAAACACCAGATGCTTCGGTTGAGCAGGCTACTGCAATTGTTAACGCCTCAAGGCTGGGGCAATGGTTAGGAAACGCCGAAAAAGTTGCCAAGGTTGCTAACAGCCTTGTCGCCTTGGTCAAAGCTGGGCAAGATTTATTCTAGTGTCCTATGGTCTATGGGGGATTAATCAGGACTGCTTACTCGGGCCTCTCGATTTCGTCGTCAGGCTCTGTCAGTTCGTCATCGAGCGACTTGAGGCACGCTGCCCATATGAGTCGCGACACTTTTTCGGTGACAATAAAAGGTGTCGTGACACACTTGAGCATCTGCGCCGCGGTGTCGAAGTCGGCGGCGATCACGTTGAGTAGCAGGTTCTGGAACACTTCCTGCTGGTTGTTGAAGCCGTGCTGCTTCATCAGGCGCTTGAGGTCGGCCTTGAACACGCCGGCCACCTCAACCGTAAACTTCTCGACGCCCAATGCAGCGTTCTTTTCGTTCGCCTTTTCGCGCTTGCGGCGTTGCTTCAGGGCTTCCGCCGTTGGCTCCTGCTGTTCCTCGGCCATGGCCTACCTCTTCGATTTCGTGTGCTGGCAAATCAAGCCATGCCTGCCGCCGGCGCTGTCGCAACTGGTTGTTGATGCGCTTCATTGGGTGTCGGCGAACTTGAAGCCGTTCTCCTGGGCGATCAGCGTCACGCGCTTGACGTGCATGCCCAGGTTCTTTGCGGCCACGCTGGCTACGACGCCCTTTGCGGCTTCGGCGCGCACGGCCGGTGCCAGCTTGTCGCGTTCTTTGCGAAGGCGTTCGTGGTGGGCGGTGGTGCCGTTGAAAGGCCCGTCTACTCCGACGCCGCTCGGGATGACCTGTACTGACTTGCCGGCGCCGAAGTAAGCGTCCAGCTGCTGGTTCAGGTTGTCGATGATCGAGTGGCGCGGGTTGGGCATAGGCACGCCGATCATTGCGCACCGCCCGACAGCGTTACCTTCACGCCGTCCGCACGGCATTCCAGGGCCTGGGCGAAGTTGCTGGCTTCCTTCCAGGTCCAGCGGAAGCCCTTCACCTTGCCGGTGGCGAGCTCCACGATGTGGTAAGCATTGCCGGCGTTCTTGATCTGGAATCGAATCTTTTGCACGGGCTGCTCCTTGCCGATCAGGGCGTAGAAGTCGGCAGTGGCGATGCGGGAGCGAACGTGCAGGGCCGCAACCCCGTCGACGCGCTGTTTGATTGATGGGTGCATGGTGGATACCTCTGTGGAGTTGCGTTTATTCGTCAGCAGCCTGACCGCCTGGTGGGTGCCGGTGGGCCCAGGGGAGGGTGCTGACGAATAAAGGCGAGCCGTAAAAAAGCCCAGAAGGGACTGGGCTTTTCGTTGCGTTACATAGACCTCCCTATGTCACGCAGGGGGGGGCGGTCGAGCGCCTTGGTTTGAAGTTCACATGGCTGCCAATCCTCCGCGTTGAATGATCTGAAAAGACGTTGGCCAGCGGCCGGCTCACCACTGCCCAGGTGACGGGCTTTGCGCTAGGCTGAGTGCTCTCACACAACACAGCCTGCAAAGGAGGGCGAACTTGCCATGCGCAAATTCAAATTGCTGTACCTGTACGACGCTGATGACTCATGCCCCAAGTACTACGAAAGTGATGACCCAATAAAAGTTGGTGACGCAATTCGCGTGGGGAACGGTTTTTGGCACGGTGTTACGGACATTCGAATTCTGAAGACAGATATTCGGCTAACTCTTTCGAAATCGTCTCAATCTGCGGAGGAGGCAAAGCTTGTAATGAAGCAGCTATCGTCCGGCTGAGAACAATCGTTGCAAACTTCAAACAGCTTTGTTTGGCGATATCTTGGCTTGGGTGCATCAGTCTAAGTTTTGTCCGTAGCCCTGGATCGCCCTGGCAAGCCAGCGTCATGAGTGCCGCCTCTATGCGGGCTTGCAGTGAAGGCTCTTCTACTTTCGGTAGATCTTCAGCGACGCTTTTCATATTCCTATCCTCTCTGTCATCCCAAAGCACTCTCGCGAGAAGGTGCTTCAGTGATGCCGTGGTTTAGGCGGTGAGGCTTGGCCGTTCCGCCTGGCGCAGCACTCGCACCTGGGCCGTACGACGTTCCGGCACCCGGCGGTCACGGCGCATGGCGTCATCGCCGATCATGGCGTGCATGGCGATCAACGCCGCCAGGGCGAAGCACATAGGCGAGATGATCTGTCGGCGCATCGCTTCGGCCACCGCGGCGGTCTGGCGCGTCACGCCGAGCTTGAACATGGCGCAGGACAGGCGTTTGGCTACCGTGCAGGCCGCCACGTCGAACTGGCGGGCAATCTCTTTGGCCGTCATGCCCTGGGCAGTGCCGAGCAGGTACTGCACTTCTTTTGGCGCAAGGCCGCGTCCGAGATGACCCTTCCATGTGCCGCTGACGATTGTCGCTTCCATCAATGTGACTCCCGGTTGGTTTCCCAATGCACCCGGCCAACCAGGTGCATCAGTGAAAATTCCCACTGATCCTTCGGCGCTACTGGCGCGGTACAGATCGATTCAAGTTGTTCTTCCAGCCGCGGGCCTTTCGGCTTGTTCTCCCGCTGGATAACTGTCTTGGCGCTTTACGCTGCACGCCCGGGTCAGTTGCCAACCCTCTGAACCGTTGAGGCCGGTTCATCGCTGCCTTCCATCTGGCCGGTTGTTATCCGGCGATAGAGCAAATATGTACCAATGGTTCATATTGGTCAAGTACCAAAAGTACATAAAAGTTCGGTGGGCAATAAAAAGCCCGCTCAGTGGCGGGCTGTTTGAAGGTTGCGATGTGTCAGTCCTGATCTTGGGCTTTCAACCTGGCCATCGCCTGCTTGATGTGTCCGGCGTTCTCGCCGATCGTCTCCAACGCACCTCGCACGTTGCCGCCTGTCTCGGCATTACCTTGGCTTTCGGCGAGCAACGTCAACTCCATTAACGCAGCCTCAAGGGCGAGCTGGTTCTCGTAGATTCGTTCAAGCATATCGGGGAGGGAGTAGGGCGCGGGCATTGAGCGGCTCCAAGAATGGGAGCAGGAAAGGATAGCAGCTAGGGCAGAAACAAGAAGCCCGGCGCTGGGCCGGGCTTAATTAACTCATATCAATTATGCGCCTATCGATTTCAGGATCGGCGCCAAGTACTGCTGAACCATCCACCATATGCCGCCGATCATCGAGCCGCCTACAGCCAGCAGCCCGAAGAGCGCCCACGAAGCGAGCTGGCCTTTAGTGACCATATTCTTTTCGATGTGATCAAGGCGAGTCTCAATCTTTCCAAGCGAAACCTTTACGTCGGTCATTCCGCTTTCAAGTGCTCGCAACCTACCGTCCATGTCACCTCCGCCACCACTACTATCACCTTTCCATGATGGATGACCGGAGATAACTCTGCCAGAAGAATCTTCGATGAGCGGGGCGTTATTCACTTTTCCTTCTCCGCTCTTCCGCATGCGAAATCATACGGCCAAGTGTATCGAGAAGATCCTTGGCTACGTTCAGCGGCATTGCAATCGATGCGACATCCAGCCTGAATGCCTCGACCTGGCCAGGCTCTGTGTTGGGTACACCGTTTTCGATTACAAAATTGGTGCTTTTCAGATTTATAGAGTTGCGGCCGAATGTAACGTGGATTGCTTCCTCGCCGTTCCAAGACATAGCGAAGGCGCTGAACTGGTCGACTTGCTCATCAACAAAAGATGTCGACCTGACGTGCTGCAGCGATGATGTGGTGACTTTCTCGCTCACTTCTTTCTCCATTTTTTGTGAACTATCGTTGCTACAGCATTCCGCCGCGCCAAACCACGCGCCCGATGATGCGAACTTCGTTTATCTCCCCATCACGCAGCGTCTCGTCGCCGTAGCGCGCTTTGTCCGGGTTGTCGCTTCGAATGATCCAGCCGTCGAAGTCGGACTTCACCAGGCGCTTCACGATCGTGCCTTTCGATTCGCTCTGCAGCGCAAATATCTGGCCGTCCTTCGGTTCGATTTTCGATTCATCGATCAGCAGCACGTCACCATCGTTGATGGTCGGTTCCATGCTGTGGCCGTTGGCGTAAATCACGTCGAGGTTCCGCTGATTTAGGAGATTGGCTCGCAACCACTCCGACTTAAATGCCATGACGCCACGGATCTCGACATGCGAGTTGTCTTCGCCATCTCCGGTTGATCCGCGAGCGGTCAGCTGCAACACGCCGGTGTAGCTCTTGTCTTCGGCAAGATCAAAGCTTCTAGGTGGGACGCGCTCATCAGCAGTAGTGACTGCTGTCTCGCGCATCTCGCCCCGCCCGTATTCAAGCCATTCGACGCGGACTGATAGCGCATTTGCAAGCGCAAGCATCTTTGCTCCGCCGGGCATCGACTCACCGTTGAGCCACTTGCTGCAAGCTTTCGGTGTGACCTTCGCTATTTTCGCGAGACGAACACCGGCCCCCCACTCAGGTATGCCCGCTTCCGCCAAGGCTTTCTTGAGTCGAGCGATAAAAGCGAACCGAATTTCGTCTATTTGAACCATGGGTTCATATTCTCATGAGCTTGCATGTACTTTCAGTTCCGACTTAAGATGTACCGTAAGTTCATATTTGAATCGGAGGCCACATGCGGCCGCTCAAGAAAACGATCGACGACGCTGGCGGTGTTCCGACGGTTGCTCAGGCCTGCGGGAAGACTCCGCGGGCTATTTACAAGTGGCTTGCAGCCGATGCGTTGCCGCGCACTGAGTACACCGGCGAGACGAAGTACGCCAAGAAGATTTGCGAGCTGGCCACCGCAAGAGGGAAGCCGTTCGACACGGCTTGGCTGCTTTCCGAAGCGCACCCGAACAAGCCGGTTGTTGGCGCCTTGTGAGTTTTGATTTTCCGCTCAATACGAGTTGGTAAAAAGTGATTTGGATTAGCTGTTAATTCATCCAGTACCAAAATCGCAGACATAAAAAAACCGCCTGGCAGGGCGGTCCTTTAAACAGCAATAAAACTTGTGGGGCCATTATGAACATGACAGCAACCCCTGGCAATACCCCTGGTGTCGAGACACTTTTTAGCAACTCCGGAAGGGTGTCGCGACCACTATTTAAGAAAGCAGAGACTCATCAGTTCAGCGGGAGGGCTCTCTAATGGCCCGAGCGCGCAATATCAAGCCAGGTCTTTTCAGCAACGAATTGCTGGTTGAGCTTCCTGCGTTTGACCGCCTTGCCTTCATTGGTCTTTGGTGCTTGGCGGATCGGGAAGGGCGCCTCGAAGATCGCGTGAAGCGAATCAAGATCGAACTGTTCCCGTGCGACGACTACGACGTCGAAGCTGGGTTGGCTCGCCTGGCTGCTGCTGGCTTCATTTCTCGCTACCAGGTGGCAGGATTCTCGGTCATTGAGATCATCAACTTCCAGAAGCACCAAAGCCCGCACGGCTCGGAAAAGGACAGCACACTACCTGACATTAACGGTTACCTCACTGTTCACGAACGGAAAAAGAACGTTGTAGTCGCAGGCTCCCAACGAAAGGTTCTTGTGAGCGAACTGTCTTTTAACGTTAAAGAACCGTTAGAGCCTGTTATCCCACCGTTAGATAACGCCCTGATTCCTGATTGTGGAATCCTGATTCCTGATTCCGGATTCACTGATTCTCCGAATCAAGATCAACACCACTCTCTCAACGCGGGCGAAGAAACTCCGGCGGCCGGCAGCGACATGGGCAGTGCCGGAGAAGACTTGCCGCCGGAAGAACCTGGGCCTGCTTTTGACCCAAAGTCCCCGGTCGAGATGACGCTGGATTGGATGCCAGACGCTGATTTGCTCAAAGCCTACTGCGTTCACTTCGGAGTCACCACGGACCTGTTCACCAAGGAGGCGGTCGCCCCGTTCACTGCTCACCACGAAATAACCGGCCTGCTGCAACCCCAGGCCAAATGGGTTTCGCTACTGGTGCGGTGGGTTAAGGACGACAAGAACCGTGACAGCAACGTACGTCCGTTCGTGAAGAAAGATGCGCCATCGCGGCACACGGGTTTCGCTGCCCGCGACTACACCGACGGCTTAGTCCAGCGAGAGGACGGTTCCTATGCGCTCTGAGAAGGTCGTATCGATTTCTGAAGGCGTGCTGCCTATCCGAACTCAGCCCGCCGAATGTGAGAAACACGGCAAATTCGACCAGAAGGTTACCGTGATCCTTGGGCGAGAGCTTAAAGGGGGGTGCCCTGAGTGCCTGCGCGCGATCGCGACAGATCGAGAAGCGAGCGCCAAGGCGGAGGAGTCGTATCAACTGCGGCTTTCCCTGGCTCGAAAGCTGGGCGATGCCCTGATCCCAAAGCGTTTTCTGAGTCGCACCCTTGATAACTACCAGGAAGAGCATGACGGGCAGCGTCGGGCGCTGAAGTTTTGCCGCCACTACGTCGCGACCTTCGACCAGATTCGCGAAGTTGGACGCTGCATGGTGCTAATCGGGAAGCCGGGAACAGGCAAGACTCATCTGGGTGTGGCGATGGCCAACGAGCTTCTGCACAAGTCCTCTCGGACGGCCGTATACCGGACGTTTGGGTCGGTTCTTCAAGCGATCCGCTGCACCTATGACAAGAGCAGCGATAGGACCGAAGGCAGCATCCTGGCGAGCTTGATAAGTCCCGACCTGTTGGTGCTGGATGAAATCGGCGTGAGCAAGGAGCAGCCCAGCGACTTCGAGCTGACCACGTTGTTTGCAATCATCAACGGCCGTTACGAGCGAGAGGCCCCCACGGTGATTATCTCGAACCTCAAAGCTGATGAGCTGGGGCGCGCCATGGGGGACAGGTGCGTTGACCGGTTGCGCGAGGGCGGGCTCATCGTTGTCCCGTTTGACTGGGAGTCGCAACGTGGAAAGGAAGGTTTTTGATGAGTAATGCTCGTTTGGCCCCTACCGATCCGTCTGCATATCGATATGCGGTGCACTGCTGCGGCTACAAGTGGGAGCTCACAGATAAGCCAGACCGGGCTGTCGCGCTATTCGAGCACCCGTCGGCAGCGCTGAAATTTGGGTCTGCGATGTGGCCCTCCACTTTCGAAGTGATTGATGTCGTTACGGGTGAGCGGGTATGCGCATGAAGTCAATGAATCCGTCTGCCGTGAAGCCTTTCACCCCTAAGCCGGCGCGGGCCAAGTCGATCGATCGTGAGGGCCTGGAGCAGGCAGCCTTGATCAAAGAAATCAGCCTGCGCTATCCGGCGGCAGCCAAGCTGATCTACCACGTCCCGAACGGTGGGCACCGGCACAAGCTGGTGGCGATCAAGCTGAAAGAGCAGGGCGTGAAGGCTGGCGTTCCTGACCTGGTCCTGCCAATGGCGCGCGGCGGCTACTTCGGGCTGTACATCGAATTCAAGGCTCGGGCGCCGTATGACGCCGCCGTCTCACCGGCCCAGGACGCATACCTGCAGGCGCTGACCGATCAGGGTTACCTGGCCATCGTTTGCCGTGGGCACGTCGACGCCATTGAGGCCATCAGGGCCTACCTACTTCAACCACAGACGAGGGCTGCTGCATGACGACTGCTGCCGTGAAGATCACCGATGCCGAAATCAAGCGCCAGGCCTACAGTGATGCGCTCGTTCTGCGCGACACGGACAACCGTGGCCTTTACCTGCGCTTCACCAAGGCCCGTGACCGAGCCTCCTGGTATTTGGTCACCAAGAGGAAATGGAATCTGATCGGCAGTTACCCCGACCTAAACGCCAAGCAGGTGGTCGCAGCGCTCCCGGCGATTCGCCTGCGTCTGGAGGCGGGCGAGGGCACCAGCCTGTCGAAGTGGGCCACCGTCGGCGAGCTGCTGTCCTGGTACGCAGAGCGCATGGCCCGCGACCGCAATCTGTCGAGCAAGCGCAAGAAGACCGGCGCCTCGGCGATCAAGTGCCACCTGATCCCGCGCCTGGGCGAGTTGCCGTTGACCAGCGTCGACAAAGCCACGCTCGACAGCCAGCTGATGTGGCCACTCCAGGAGACGCTGTCCATCGACTACGTGCGCCTGGTGTTCCAGCTGCTGGCACTGGCGTTTCGCCAAGCATTCAAGCTTGGGTTGATCGCTTCCAACCCGATGACCAGCATCAAATTCAGCGACTTCTCCAAGGCCAAGGTCGGGATCAAGCCTTCCAGGCTGCGCGGCGTCCAGTTGCCTGAGCTGCTTGAACAGTTGCTGACCGTCGTCATGTTCTATCCGGCGGAGGGCATGCTGGCCCTGATGATGCTCTGCCATGGCACCCGCATCGGTGAGACGCGGCAAGCGCGCTGGTCCCACGTCAGCCTGGCAGAGCGCGAGTGGTTCATTCCGGCCGAGAACACCAAGACCGGCGTCGAGCATCACCTCCCACTCACCGACCAAGTGCGCAAGCTGTTGATCCGTTACCGCGAGGTCCAGCAGGCTCGTGGGTACGAAGGTCAGTTCCTGTTCCCGTCCCGCAATGGCACCGCGTTGAGTGAGGGGCAGGCCAGTGCCGTATTCGCCAAGCTTGGGGGTGGTGAGTGGACCAGCCACGACCTGCGCAAGGTGGCTCGCACAGGCTGGGCAGATATCGGCATCGACCACCTGATCGGTGAGCTGCTGATCAACCACGCCATGGGTCACAACGTGAAGGTGTACATCCAGTCCGACGTGATGGCCCGCAAGCGTGAAGCCCTAGAGAAGTGGCACTCGCATCTAGACCAGCGTGGCTTTGCCCTGATTCACGGGTTGACCGGCGTTAGATTCGGAGATTCCGGTAATCCGCTGGAGGCCACGGAATATAAGGGCTGCAAGGCCATTCAAGAAACAACCATAGGCGAGGTTTAAAAATGGACAATCAAGCGCAAATTCCCGACCTGGCCCGCCTGCACCAGTTGGCCGAAGCTGCGACATCTGGTGCTTGGGAGCGCACCGACGGCTGTGAATGCATCGTCTCGGATTCGGGTGATGAGGCTTTCTGGTCCTGGGAGCAGGCCGGCCCCGCGCAGGTTCATGGATCAGGCGATCAGCCCGTGGCAGACGCGGACTTCATCTCGGCCGCAAGTCCTGGCGTCGTCCTTACCCTTATCTCCGAGATCATCGCTCTCCGTGCCCAGCTGGAGGCTAAATGAAGAAGTCCCACGGCCCAGCATTCCGCGCCGCTCAACTCGACCTGGCCAAGTGCCCGGCATGCCGCGGCAAGGCGGTGATTAGAGGCGTCTTCCATGAGCTGGCCTGCGTGCAGTGCAATGCCTCGGGCTGGGTTACTGCCGAAACCGGTGAGGCACTGCCGCTGGAGGTGCTGGTTACCCAGCTAAGCATCCGGCTCCATGCCGCCGAGCAACAGATCGCACAACACAACTGCTTCAAGCCTGCCGGTGCTGAAGCGCAATACAACGGGAACAACCGCCGTGGCCCAGGTGCCACCAACTTCACAGGGGATTGAGCCATGGCCTTCACACCAAGCTTTAAAGAACGCACCGCCGAGGATCTGCTGGAGCATTGGGGTCGCTGGGTTGTGCTGGGCTCTGGCGTGTCGTGCTGCGCGTCACGCGAGAACACCATACTGTCGCCGATGATCACTGACGACGACGCACTAATGATCGATGGGTTGATGGGCCGGCTGCTCAAGCGATACCCCGAATGCGGTCAGGTACTGATGAAGTACTACACCACCCGCGACAGTTCGCTGATGGAGGTTGGCAAGAAGATGGGCTTCGGCGAAGAGAAGGCGCGTGGGCTCTGGAAGGCGGGTATTGCGTGGATTGACGGAGCTTTAGACATTCGCCGTCAGGCCGCTTGACAGCCCCGGTCCCTGCATATAGATTTCAGTTACTTTGCGGTTTTTCCGCGAGCAAAGCCCGACCCTAGAGTTGGGCTTTTTGCTTTCCACACCTACTTGAGCCTCGGCATTTGCCGGGGCTTTTTCGTTTTCGGCTCCACCACACCCATTGCTCCGAGCTGGGAGTGCTGCTGGAGCCGGATCTATTCACTCCCCGAAAGGGAGGAACCTGAGATGCCGAACATGCCAGATAAGCCAGACACCTGGGCATTGATGCTTGCGTGGCTGAGCCAGCATGCGCCGATCCTTTACCCGGCCGGGCTGTCCTTCGCCATGGCCGTGTTGCGCATCACCTATGGTGGTGGTTCGCGCCGCCAGATGCTGGTGGAAGGTGTGCTATGTGGAGGGCTGACCCTGACCATCATCAGCGGTCTGGAGTTCTTCGGTCTGCCGCAGAGCATGGCCACGTTCGTAGGTGGCTGGGTAGGCTTCTTGGGTGTGGAAAAGATCCGGTCGATTGCTGATCGGGTCACAGACTTCAAGCTGCCAACCAGGACGCCCTGATGGCCAGGATACCCAGCCTCAAGTCCAGGCTCACGCCAGTGGACAGCCGCAAGGTCTCATCGCTTGCTGATGCTTCGAGTGTTGAGTCGTGGGGCTCAGGCCGAGGCGGTCGCCCATGGCGCCGCAAACGTGAGGCGATTTTGATCCGCGATAATTACACCTGTCGGGTATGCGGACTCACAACCAAAGACCTTGAGGTTGACCACATCATCAACGTCGCCCAGGGCGGCACCGATGATGACGGTAACCTCCAGGCAATCTGCGTCCCATGCCACAAAGCTAAGACGGCTCGCGAGTCAGCAGCCCATCGAGGCTGAGGCGATTCTTAAAGATCTATAAGAATCTTATTTTTCTAAGAGATTTTCGACGGAGAGGGCCCTAGCCGAGGGGAGGGGTGGGGTAAGAGTTCAGGCCCTTTTGTGTCGGACACCACTCCCCCTCTCACGCGCAGATTTTCTCCCCCTTTTGAAAAAGGAATTCAGCAAATGGCAGGCGTTAAAGGCAAGAGCGGGGGCGCTCGCCCTAACTCTGGCGGCGCTCGGCCGGGTGCTGGCAGGAAAAAGAAGGTCGAGCCGGAATCAGCAAATTCCTCGGCAGTCTCTGTGGAGTTCGAGGCGCAGCCGCACGGCGGCGCATTGAAGCGAGAGAGGGCGGTGCCGGTGCCTGCACCTGAGATGGATATGTTGGCCCTGCTGACCAAGATCGCGCTCGGTCAACTCGCCGCGAGCCCCATCCAGGTCAGAGCGGCGATCGCAGCAGTTCAGTACACGCACGTCAAAAAGGCGGATGGCGGTAAGAAGGATGGGAAGCAAAAAGCTGCCGAGGACGCCGCCGGGAAATTCAACCGGCAGGCTCCGCCCAAATTAGTCGCAGCGAACGGTAAGCAGGTTTAACTATGCAGTGGTCGACCGCATGCCCCGACTGGGAGCAACGCCTGATAGACCATGAGTCGATCATCCCGCCGCCGATTTTTGTAGAGGAAGCGGAGCGCGCGCTCCAGATATTCAAGGAGCTCCGCGTTCCAGATCTGCCAGGCAAGCCAAGGATGGCCGATTGTTGCGATGAGTGGGTTTTCGACTACGTCCGCTGCATCTTCGGAGCCTACGATGCGGATACTGGCAAGCAACTGATCCGCGAGTTCGGTTTGCTGATCAGCAAGAAGAACACGAAGAGCACCATTGCAGCCGGCATCATGCTCACCGCTCTGATTCTCTGCTGGCGAGAAGAAGAGGAACATCTGATCCTGGCGCCGACCAAGGAGGTGGCGGATAACGCGTTCAAGCCTGCTGCGGGTATGGTTCGTGCTGATGAAGAACTGTCAGCGATGTTTCACATCCAGGAACACACCAGGACGATCACGGACCGGACCACCCTTAATTCATTGAAGGTCGTTGCGGCTGACACTGACACCGTTTCCGGCAAGAAGTCGGGCAAGGTGCTGGTCGATGAGCTTTGGGTGTTTGGCAAGAGAGCAAATGCCGAGTCAATGTTCATGGAGGCACTTGGCGGACAGATCTCCCGCGAAGAGGGATGGGTCATCTACCTCACCACTCAAAGTGATGAGCCGCCGGCAGGGGTTTTCAAAGAGCGCTTGAGTTACTGGCGCGATGTTCGTGATGGAAAGGTGGTTGACTGCAAGACGCTGGGGGTTCTTTACGAGTTCCCAGTCCGGATGGTCGCTAACAAGCAATACCTGAATCCGGAAAACTTCTACATCACCAACCCAAACATCGGTCGGTCAGTAAGCGCCGAGTGGCTAGAAGACCAGTTGAAGAAGCGTCTGGGAACCTCGGACGGCTCTTTGCAGAAGTTCCTGGCCAAACACCTGAATATCGAAATCGGCCTCAACCTGCGAACTGATCGCTGGGCCGGCGCCGATCATTGGGAGGCTGCCGGCGACAACTCGCTGACCTTTGACGAATTGCTGCTGCGCTCTGAGGTGATCGTGGTGGGGATCGATGGCGGCGGGCTGGACGACCTGCTGGGGCTCAGCTTAATTGGTCGCGAGCGTGAAACCCGACGCTGGCTGCACTGGGCGCACGCCTGGGCTCACAAGATCGCTTTGGAGCGCCGTAAGGATATCGTTTCAAACCTGCGTGACTTCGAGGCCGATGGTGATCTGACGATTGTTGATCGGCCCGGTGATGACGTGCTGCAGGTGGCCGACATCATTTGCGAGGTTCGTGACGCCGGTCTTTTGCCGGACAAGCAGGCAATTGGTGTCGACTCAGCTGGCATCGGCGACATCATTGACGAGCTGACCACGGAAGAGCGCGGCATCACCATGGAGCAGATTGTTTCGATCTCCCAGGGCTGGCGGCTCAACGGCGCCATCAAGACCACTGAGCGCAAGGTGGCCGGCGGTGAGTTTGTTCACGGCGGTACGCGACTGATGGCCTGGTGCGTTGGCAACGCCCGGACGGTGGCGGTAGGTAACGCGATCGCGATCAACAAGCAGGTGAGCGGGTCGGCAAAGATTGACCCGTTGATGGCAACTTTCGACGCAACGACGCTTATAGCGCTGAACCCGGTGGGTTGTGGTGATCTACAGGGCTTTTTCGACAATCCAATTATGGTGGGGCTTTGATGGCGCGCGAAAAGAAACCCGGGCGACTCAAGGCCACTCTTCAAAATTGGCTTGGTGTGCCCATCGGATTAAAGGATGGTTCGTTCTGGCAGGAGTGGTTCGGTAGTTCGGTCAGTGGTCAGCACGTATCGGTTGATAAAGCCATGCAGCTGTCCACGGTATGGGCATGCGTCCGCTTGCTTTCGGAGTCGGTATCGACGTTGCCGCTGAAGCTGTACCGGCGCCTGCCGGATGGCTCGAGGGCTCCGGCAACGGACCACCCGCTGTACCGGCTGCTGTGTCGGGTGCCGAACTCAGAAATGACCCCGCAGCGCTTCATGCTGCTGGTGGTGGCCAGCATCTGCCTTCGCGGCAATGCTTTCGTCGAGAAGAAGATGCTTGCGGGCCGGATCATTGCGCTGGTGCCGCTTCTGCCGCAGTGCATGCGGGTCAAGCGACAGGACAATGGTCGGCTCAAGTACACCTACACCGAGAACGGTGTTGAGCGTGACATTCCCGAAAAGACCCTGATGCACATCCGCGGCTTTGGCCTGGATGGCGTATGCGGGATGCTGCCCGTAACGACCGGCAAGGAGATCTTCGGATCAGCCATGGCGGTTGAAGAGGCGGCCGCCAAGGTCTTTGCCCAGGGTATGCAGGCCTCCGGGATTCTATCCAGCGACAAGGTGCTGACCCCGGCACAGCGCGAGCAGCTGCGCACTAGCCTGGGTTCGTTCATGGGCTCCAAGAACGCCGGCAAGATCATGGTTGCTGAGGCGGGCCTCAAGTACCAGGGGATCACCATGAACCCCGAAGCCTCGCAAATGCTGGAGTCACGCTCGTTCAGCATTGAAGAGATGTGCCGGTGGTTCCGGGTGCCGCCCTTCATGGTCGGTCACATGGATAAGCAGTCCAGCTGGGCCAGTTCGGTGGAAGCTCAGAACCTGCACTTCCTGACCAACAGTTTGCGCCCGCTACTGGTGAACATTGAGCAGGAAATCACCCGATGCCTGATCGGTGAGGCTGACGCTGACGAGTTCTTCGCTGAGTTCGCTGTTGAAGGGTTGCTGCGAGCTGACAGCGCCGGTCGTGGAGCCTGGTACAACACCGCTCTGCAAAACGGCTGGATGTGCCGCAACGAGGTACGGCGTCTGGAAAACATGGCTCCAATCCCTGGAGGCGATACCTTCACTGTTCAGTCGGCGCTTGTGCCGCTTGACCAGCTCGGCAAACAGTCGGCCGGCATGTCGCCGGCGGCTACCGCCTTCATGTTGCGCATCACTGCGGCAAATCAGAGCGGGGACAAGGAGGCAATCAAGGAGGCCTTCGACCTGGCAACCAAGGCGCTCAATGCCGGAAACCCCGATGGGCCAATGATGGCCCATGCACTGATATCTCTACCTCGGCTTCTCGCCGCTTGATCCTGGAGTAACCAATGACCCTAAAGACCATTCCGGCGGCGCCGGCGGCTCGGCCGCGCGCGCAGGTTCACTGCGACCTGACGCCGAAGGCCTTGGAGCGGTGGAACCCATCGATCAAGGCGGCCAGCACCGATGACAATTCAATCACCATTTACGACCCAATCGGGTTTGATTGGTGGACTGGGGAGGGTGTTACGGCAAAAAGAATCAGCGCCGCGCTGCGCTCTATTGGTGACAGCGATGTGACCGTGAAGATCAACAGCCCCGGTGGCGACGTGTTTGAGGGCCTGGCCATTTACAACTTGCTGCGCGAGCACAAGGGGAAGGTTACGGTGCAGATCCTCGGACTCGCCGCTTCGGCCGCGTCGTTCATCGCCATGGCGGCGGATGAAATTCAGATCGCGCGGGCAGGCTTCCTGATGATCCACAACAGCTGGACCATGGCAGCCGGTGACCGCAACGACATTCGTGAAGTCGCCGATTTCCTCGAGCAGATCGACGGCACCCTGGCCGATATCTACGCCGTGCGAACCGGCGACCCAATCGAAGCCATGCGCAAGTTGATGGATGTTGAGACCTGGATGGGGGGGGCGGCTGCTATCGATGCAGGGTTTGCCGACAGCCTGCTTTCGTCTGATGCCGCTGTCGAGGATGCCAGCGCATCGGCGCCTCACCAGGTCGCCGCCCGCCGTATGGATCTGATCCTGGCAAAACAGGGCATGCCGCGCTCCGAGCGCCGCGCCCTTATTCAAGAACTCAAGGCTGGTACGCCTGGCGCTACCACCTCCGGCAAGCAGAACGCTGCCGCAACCCCGGCCGACCTGGCCGACCCCATTGCCGAACTACAGGCCGCGCTTTCGCGGTTCTCGGCAGCAGCTATTCAAACCGGAGAAAAACCATGAGCGACACTACTGCCGAGCTGTTGAAGAACGTCTCCAACGAGCTCAAGAAGGCCACTGACGAATTCAGCAAACAGGCTGAAAACGCATTGACCGAAGCCAAGAAAGCCGGCTCCTTGTCGGCGGAAACCAAAAACGCCGTCGATGAACTGGCCACCAAGTTCAACAGCTTGACCGAAGCTGAAAAACAGTTGAAAGCGCAGCTCGGCGAGCTGGAGCAGGAGTTTGCACGCATCCCTGCCAGCACCGCCGCTGCATCCCGCGATACAGTGGGCGGCGTCGTCATCAAAAGCGAGGCGCTGAAACAGTTCTCCGCACACATCGAAGGCAACCGTCGAATCAGCATTCCGGTGCATGCTGCCTTGCTGAGCGGCAACGTGCCGGCCGGCGTCGTAGAGCCGCAGCGGCTTCCTGGCATCGATACTGCTCCGAAACAGCGTCTGTTTATCCGCGACCTCATCGCACCAGGCCGAACCACGTCGCCCGCGATCTTTTGGGTTCAGCAAACCGGATTCACCAACGCTGCAAGGGTTGTTGCCGAGGGCACTCAGAAGCCGTACAGCGACATCCAGTTCGCGACCAAAATCACGCCGGTCAGCACCATCGCGCATATGTTCAAGGCGTCTAAGCAGATCCTCGATGACTTCGCGCAACTGCAATCCACTATCGACACCGAAATGCGCTACGGCCTGAAATACGCCGAAGAGCAAGAGATTCTGTTCGGTGATGGTACCGGTGTGCACCTGCACGGTATCGTGCCGCAGGCATCGGCCTTCGATCCTGCGTTCCAGGTTCAAGACCAAACCGGGATCGATGATTTGCGCCTCGCCATGTTGCAGGCTCAGCTGGCACGACTGCCGGCGTCTGGCCATGTTCTGCACTTCATCGATTGGGCAAAGATCGAACTCACCAAAGATTCGCTGGGTCGCTACATCCTGGCTAACCCGCTGGGCCTGTCCGGTCCGTTGCTGTGGGGTCTGCCGGTGGTAGCCACTGAAATCGCGGCTTTCCAGGGCAAGTTCCTGACCGGCGCGTTCCAGACCGGCGCGCAGCTGTTCGATCGCGAGGACGCCAACGTGGTGATTTCCACCGAGAACGCCGACGACTTCGAGAAGAACATGATCTCGATCCGTTGCGAAGAGCGCGCTGCGCTGGCAGTGAAACGCCCCGAGGCATTCATCTACGGCTCGTTCACCCCGCCTAAAGCCCCTTAATTCATTGATGGGGCCGCCGTTTTGGCGGCCCAACGGAGTGCGCCATGAAGATGAAAACGACCAAGCCGCTTTATCTTGGCGGCAAAACGCTGTCCGAAGGTTCGGTGTTTGTCACTGACGAGCAGCACGGACGCCAGCTTTTGCAGAAGGGTTACGCCGTGGAGTGCGACGACGACGGCGAGCCTCTGGTGGATTTGACTGAGCAGGAAAAGTCGCCTGACCCACTGTCCAGCGAAAAGGTGGCAGGGAAGCCAGGCGGCAAGAAGAAAGGTTCCTGACATGACGGTTATCCCGATCGATGTGGCCATGCAGCACCTGCGAGCCGAAAGCGAAGATCAGAGCTATGTCGAGCTGGTGCTGGAGGCTGCTGAAGACAGTGCGGCGCAGTTTTTGAATCGCCGTTTCTACGTTGACGCTGACTCGCTTGCATCCGCCGTGCTGGCTGGAGACGCCGGTTCCGATCCGATCCTGATCAATCCGTCTATCCGTGCTGCCTGCCTGTTGATTGCTGGCAACCTCTACGGCAATCGTGAGGATGTTGTGGTGGGCACGATCTCTTCCGAGTTACCGATGGGGTCTAGGTCTATGTTGATGCCTTACCGCGTCGAGCTGGGTGTGTAATGAGGGCCGGTCCGCTTCGACACTCCTGCATGCGCCGCGGCTACATCGACGGCAAGGATGACCTCGGTCAGCCCTCGAAGGTCTGGGGCGACCTCGGAAAGCTTTGGGCGGAGATCAATATTCCTTCCGGCCGCATGTACGAGGCAGCGTCCCAGATGCAGGTCACGGTCACCGCCGAGATCAACATTCGTTACCGCAAGGACGTGGTGGCGGGTCAGCACCTGGTGCATGACGGGATCACTTACGAAATCATCGCGCCGCTGGCTACCAACCAGCGGGACATGCTGAAACTCATGTGCAAAACGGTGAAGCCAAAATGAGCAACGGTTCGCTGACTGTCGTCGGCCTTGGTGAACTTCAGGCCGACTTCGAGCGCTTGGCCAAGTCCGTAGGTAACAAGATTGCCAAGGATGCCGCCATGGCTGGAGCGAGGGTGGCTAGGGATAAGGCCCGGAGCACGGCGCCAGTTCGAACGGGCAAGCTGAAGAAGAACATCGTTGCCGTCAGCGTGAAACAGGCTGATACGCCTGGCGGTGCGACTGCCGGCATCCGCGTGAAGAAGCCAACTGGCAAGCAAACCAAGGCGCTGAAGCGCCCCGGCAAAAAAGGGCGCACGTCGAAAACCGATTACGACTCGCCGTTCTACTGGAAGTTTCTGGAACTAGGCACATCGAAGATGCAGGCCCATCCATTCATTCGACCAGCCTGGGACGGCAGCTTGCCTCAAATCGAAAAGGCCGTTGCTGACAAGTTGGCCGAAGGCATCGACAACGCCATCACCCGGTAAACCCAATGATCGAGAAATCACTCATCGACAGGCTTTCGCCTCTGGTCGACGGGCGAGTGTACTTCGGCGTTGCGCCGGAGGACGCCGCACAGCCGCGCCTGGTGATTCAAACGGTAAGCGGCACCACCGGTTTCACTCTCGCCGGCTGGGACGGCTCAAGCGACCTGACTATCCAGCTTGACGCATGGGGCGAAAGCTTCCTGCAGGCGCTCACTCTTGCTGGCAAGGCCTTCACCGCGATGACCACGGATGGCGCCGACTTCACCACCGGCGGCGCAGACCGCCTGGCGGATGTTTTCGAAAACGACACCAAACTTTTCAGCGTGAGCTGGGAATACACCCTGCAACCATAGGAGGCCACATGGCCGTTCAAACTCCAACGAAAGCGAAGTTCGTCAAGACGCAGGGCACGGCTCTCAGCGTTTCTAAAGAAACCACGCTCGACCCCAAGGCAGTCGGCATTGAGTGGGCCGATCTGTCCGTCACGATCAAGCAGCCCCAGTTCCAGGGCGGTCAGTCCGATGAAATCGAAGTGACCGTCCTTGCCAGTGAGGCCAAAGAGTTCACCGTGGGCCTGGCCGACAACGGCACCTTCAGCATGTCCGGGAACTGGAAGGCTGACGACGAAGCCCAAACGGTGTTGCGCACAGCCCGCGATGACGGTGAACCGCGCGCATTCAAATCGCTGTTCAAGGACGGTTCGTCCTCGAGCTTCCTCGGCCTGGTCACCCAGTTCACCTGGGACGCCGCGCCAAACGGTACCGTTAACGGCACGTTCAACGTGCGTATCACCGGCGCCGTATCCTTCGACCTGCCGGTGGTGCCGTAATGTCTCGGGTAAAAATCGGCGCCGCGGTTGATCTGCGCTCCATGGCGCTGGATCCGATGCGCAATTTCAAGCATGAGGGCCTGACCATTGATGAATGGGAGGGCGCCAAAGTCGTTGTCAGGGCATTGAGCGCTGGCGATTGGGTCGAGTACCGACGCCGCGCCGCGCAAGCGGTCGCAGAGGCCCGGCAGGAAGCTGGCCTACCGGCACAGAAGCAAGAGCCAGAGGAAGACGAAGGCGCACCGTCTGAGCCCATGGTTGAAATCCAGTCGTCGCCGCTGTACGCATTCGTCCTGGTACGTGCGTTGCTCGATGAGAACAACGTGCGGGTGTTTCAGGATGAAGATGTGCCTGCTGTAGCTGAAGCCTTCAGCCCGGTGCACGACCGCCTTGTCGGCAAAGTTTTCGAACTGAGCGGTGTTGCGGCCGGCGCCGGCGGCGAAGATCCGGTGGATGCAGCGGGAAACGACTGACGGAGGAGCCGGAGTTGGCGTTTATGCTGACTCTTGCCCTCCGGCTTGGCATGACGCTCCAGGATCTGCGTTCACGGATGAGCGCGGAGGAGCTGTTCCTCTGGATGGCTTATAACCAGGAATCCCCGCTGAGTGATACCCGTGGCGATATCCAGGCCTCGATCATTGCAGCGTCCGTGTTCCAGGCCCAGGGCGCGAAAGTATCGGCCGTCGACCTGATGCCCAAGTGGAAAGAAGAAGCGGCGGTGGTGGTTGATGAGGCTGCGCAGGCTGAGGAAGGAGAGCAGTTGTTCAAGGCGTTTCTGATGGTCAAATCTTCAGAACCCTGAAAATCTGCCTGCCTCGCTGGCTCTATCCTCATGTTAGATTCTCTGTTTTACAAGGAAGATTCTAATGAGAAAGTGCGCGGTTTTAGTTGCTATTTTTATCGCAGGTTGCGGAAATTCTGAAAGGCCGGATTCGGAAGTTTCGATTGATCAGGCTGCTCTATCACTTTATTCAAAAGAGCATTATCCCAAGACGTACCAGAGGTGGGGCGATGCCGGTGTCGAACGAATAAAAGCGGCTGAGCGAAATGCGCTGTTAAAGGCAGCAAAGCAATTGAAGTGCGACAAAGTTGAGTACGTTGGGCTTTCTGAGCAGATGAGTAGCCCACCTTCAACGATAGTTATTTTTGCCGACTGCTTGAATCGATGGCGTTTCTATATCGATCAGAATTCTGAAATTCTCAGTAGCGAGAGAACCAAATAACCCGCCAAGGCGGGTTTTTTAATGCCTGGAGAAAAGCATGTCAGGGCAAACCCTACGCTCCCTTATCGTCAGCGTTTCAGCCGAGACAAGCGCATACCAGCGCGAGATGGCAAGGGCTGGCCGTATGGGGCAAAGCTATCTCCGAACTATAACGTCGGGAAACCGTGACGCGACTACTTCATGGCGATCCCAAGAGGCAGCAGTTCGAGCTCAAGGCTCAGCAATGCAGGCGCTCACCTCAACTGTTGGCGGGTATGCAAAGGCCATGGCCGGTGCTCTTGCTGTGGGAAACGTCATTCACCAAGCAGATAGCTGGAATCAGGTTAATGCCCGACTGAAGCAGGCATCCTCAAGCACTGAGGATTTTGCTGTAAGCCAAAAATCGCTTTTTGAAGTAAGCCAGCGCACTGGTACAGCATTTTCCGACAACGCCAATCTATTCAGTCGTTCGTCCGCATCCATGCGCGAGTTTGGATTTTCATCGAGCGATGTTTTAGGTGTGACCGAGGCGCTGGCGCTAGGGCTTCAGCTTTCCGGCGCTGGCGCAGCTGAAGCTTCATCAGTGATTACACAATTTTCCCAAGCTCTGGGCCAGGGGGTGCTGCGCGGGGAGGAATTCAACTCGGTCAACGAAAACGGTGACCGCGTAATCCGAGCGCTTGCCACCGGCATGGGGGTTGCTCGTAAAGACTTAAAAGCCATGGCCGACCAAGGTCTGCTTACCATCGACAAAGTGGTGCCCGCGCTGATTAGCCAGCTTGGGAACCTTCAGGGAGAATTCAAGGATTTGCCCGGCTCTGTTAGTCGAGCCACCACAACCGTCAGCAATTCATTTCAAGCTTGGGTGGGCGGAATTGACGGCGCGACCGGGAGTACTAAAGTGCTCGCCCGAGCAGTTACGTTTGTCGCCGAAAATATGGACGTGCTGGCGGCTTCAGCGCTCACTGTTGGTGCCGCCTATGGTGGCCTGAAAGCGGGAGATCTGATCAAGAGTTTGTGGGCACAGGTCAGTGCTGTTCGGGAGGCGAACTCGGCTGAAATCGGTCGCACTAGGGCTCAGCTTGATTCCGCCAACATGGTGGTTAGACGAGCAGCGGCCGAGACGATGGCTGCGAATGCTCAGGTTACTGCGACAAGATTTACCGATGGGCATGTAGCCGCTCTTAGCCGCTTGCGTATCGCCAGGCTCGCTGATGCGCAGGCGGCCGCTGCGCAAGCTGCAGCTCAGTCCGCACAATCAGCAGCGACTTCGCTGGCTGGACGTGCAGGTGCAGCTCTTCTTGGTGTGATGGGCGGCCCTGCTGGACTTGCACTGACCGTCGGCGCCGTGGCTGCCAGCTATCTTCTTTTCACTGATAACAGCGAAAAGGCAAGAAAGGCCACCGTCGACTTGAAGCGACCTGTCGAAGAGCTGCGCAAAGAGTTTGCCGAGCTTGGTAAGGAGCAGGCGCGGTACAAGCTCGACGGCGTTATCCAGCAGCAGGCGGACGCACAGGTCGCTGCACAGAAGGCTCTGCGCGAGATCCGCGCCGCAGCCCAAGGCAATGACAAGTGGGGCGATACCTACTCGGCCAACCCGTTCCAGCGCGATCGGGCGGTGACAGACTTCAACCGCCGGATAGCAGGCGGTCAGGATATTGATTCCGCCAGTCAGCAGTTGGTCGAGGCGATCGGCCCTAACAAGGAAATGACCAACGCCATCAACGCCTCATCTGCAGCGTACGGCGAGGCCATCAAGGCGTCCGGCGACTACGGCGATGTCGCCAACATGCTGACCGCACGGTTGAACGATGTCGCTGACGCGGCCGGCCAGGCCGGTGCAGGCCTGAAGAAGATAGAAGGCCCGGATCAGAAAACCATTGACGGCTGGACGAGCTACTCCAAAACGCTGGTGGAGCGGTTGAACTCAGTCCGGGATGGCGGAGACCTGGTCGGGGAGGTGAATCGACGCATTGAGCGGGAGGGCGTCGATCCAGCAACAGCGGAAGGCTGGCGCATTCTTGCCGGCGCGATCAAAGGTTCCGAGGCTGCGGCCAAGGCATCGGAGGAAGCCCAGCAGAAGGCGAAGAAAGCGACGGAGGATATCCACCGCCAGGCCGAACAGCTCAACAACGCTTACAAGCAGACCCTGGCCAACCTCACACAACAGGTAGCGCTATACGGTGAAACTACCGAGATAGGGCGCCTTCGTTACGAACTCACCACCGGCGAGCTTTCAAAGCTATCAGCGAAGAACAAGGTAATGCTCGAGGGCAAGGCCATTGAGCTCGACGCGCTCAATGCCAGAAAGGCCTATGACGGCTTGATGTCTGGCCTTCAAACCAAAGAGCAGGCCCTGCTTGCAACCACAAAAGAGCGGATGCAGGTCCTGGAAACAGCCAATCGCACCGGGAAACTTTCGTCAGACGACTATCGCGCCGGCGCTGATGCCATCTCTAAAGCCACCGTTACCGAGGCACCAGAGTTTGGTGGCATAGACTCTTCGGTGGGCGGGCCCTCCGGTGAGCTGGTCAAGATTGCAGAGGCCGAGGCTGCCCTGAAAAAGTGGCACGACAAGCAGATGTCAATGCAGGCTGATCTACGCGATCAGATCCTGGCCGACCAACAAAGCACCAACGAACAGAAGCTCGCCGCCGAGCAGCAGTACTTGGACCGCGTGGTGGAAATCAACCAGACGAACCAGGCGCGGCTCTCTGACATTCAGGGCGCTTACAAAGTGGCCGTGATTGGCACCTTCAGCGAGCTGTCGGGCCAGGCCGCCGACATGGTTGGCAAGATCGCTGGCGAGCAGTCCGGCGCGTACAAGGCGTTGTTTGTCGCGCAAAAGGCGTTCGCGGTGGCGTCGATCATCATGAACGCCCAGATAGCTGCGGCGAAGGCACCGGCGGAACTGACCATCCTGGGCGGTATCCCGGTGGGCGCGGCGCTGTTGGCTGCGGGTTACGCCAATGCGGGCATGGTCGCCGGCATGGCGTTGGCCGGCTTCTCTGAGGGTGGTTTTACAGGGCCGGGTGGCAAGTTTGAGCCGAAGGGGGTGGTTCACGGCGGCGAGGTGGTCATCCGCAAGGAGGTGGTCGATCAGCCTGGAATGAAGGATTACCTCATCGGCCTGAACCGTAGCGGTAAGCCAGGCTATGCGAGCGGCGGATTCGTCGGAAGCCCAGGCATCACGCCAGCCTTCACCGTTCCATCTGTCGCAGCGGGCGCCGGGTCAGGCTCGGCTCCGGAGATTCACCTGCATATCAATGGGGACGGATCCGGCGGCTCTGTGAACTCGCCGGAAGGCTACGAGCAGATGGGACTGGCGCTGTTGGCCACCGCTCGCTCGGAGATGCCCAAGATCGCCCGACAGGTGATCCAGCAGGAGAAGGGCCAGAACGGCCTGCTTGATCCAAACAATCGGAGAAACAGCTGATGGCAGAGGTATTCACCTGGTCGCCACGGGTTGGCTCATCTGGCGATGACCAGACAGATACGCTGGAGTCGAAGTTTGGCAACGGCTACAGCCAGCGTCTGTCGGTCGGCATCAACAATGTGAGCGGCACTTATGCGGTGTCGTTCACTGGGAGCGAGGCCTACATCGCGGCGATCAGGGATTTCTTCAAGCGGCACAAGGGCGCAAATCACTTCTTGTGGACGCCGCCACTGGAAACTCAGGGCGCCTTTATCACCACCGGTGGCTGGCAATTACAAACCCACGGCAAGAAGAAATACACCCTCAGCACCACCTTTCAGCAGGTATTCAACCCATGATCACATTGGACGACCAGAAGCTTGAACCCGGTGATCTGATCCAACTGATCGAGTTGGACGGCGAGGCGCGCGGAATGGGCATTTTGCGGTACCACGCTCACCAGCAGTCCGCGCCGATCATCTGGAAGGGCGATGTGTATTCGCCAAGGCCATACGAAACCGGTGGCTTCGGGCGAAGTGTCGAGGGCAATAATTCCACGCCTATGCTCAAGATCAGCAACATCGACGGAACGATCACGGCGCTATGCCGCCGCTTCCAGGGAATGAGTGGGGTCAAGCTGACAGTGCGCCAGACCTACGCCAAGTACCTGGACGCTGCGAACTTCCCCGAGGGGAATCCCGCGGCCAGCACCATGGAACGGCTAGACATCTCCTATATCAACCAGGTGACCAGCCTGGGGCGTGAGGAGGTGATTTTCTCTTTGGCACCCCCAACGGCGGTGAAGGGACAGATGCTGCCCGGCGGACTGATCATGAACCGCTGTGAGTGGTGCCTGTGGGGGGAGTACCGCGGGCCTGACTGCAACTACACCGGCATCAAGATGTTCGACCTCGATGGCAACCCTGTCGATGACCCTGCGCTTGATCGCTGCGGCGGTCGGCCGAGCGACTGCGAGATTCGCCACGGTCGCGGTAATCCGCTGCCATTCGGCGGGGCTCCAGGTGCTGCGCTTATTGGATAGGTAACCCATGAACAAGACGATGTTGAAACAGATCCAGGCCCACGCCGCCGCTGAGTTCCCTAAGGAAAGCTGTGGTGTCGTGATCCGCGAAGCCGGGCGCCTGAAGTACGTTCCTTGCCGCAACGACGCCAAGACCCCAAGCGAGCACTTCATCATCAACCCGGAAGACAAGTGCGATGCCGAGGATCGGGGCGAGGTTACGCTGATCATTCACTCCCACCCGGACGTGCCGCCGGCGCCCAGCATGACTGATCGCGTCAGTTGCGAGCTGCATGAAAAGCCGTGGGGCATTGTCAGCTGGCCGTCCGGCGAATACTTCGAGTTCAAGCCGTGCGGCTATCAGGCACCGCTCATCGGTCGTGAGTTCGGTCATGGGCTGCTGGACTGCTACGCGCTGTGCCGCGACTACTACGAGCGCGAGTATGGGATTGAGCTGCCGAACTACCCGCGCCGGGATGGCTGGTGGAACGACGGTGAAAGCCTCTACGAGAAGTATTACGAGGAGGCTGGCTTCTATCCGGTGTCGATGCCGCGTAAGGGCGACATGATCGTCATGCAAATCAATGCTGGCGCACCGAACCACGCCGGCATTTACCTGGGCGACGGGCTGTTGGCCAGCGTGCCAGATCTTCACCCTGCGCCGGGCACGTTCCTGCATCACCGCTACAACAAGAAATCCACCCGCGATGTGTACGGCGGTATGTGGGCTGACTACACCGTGCTGATTCTTCGGCACCAACGAGTGCCGGAGGTTGACTGATGGCCATGATCACAGCGGTTCGCCCGCAGCCCTTGGTGGTGCTGGTGATGCTGTACGGCGTGCTTGGTTCCCGCTTTGGGCGTGTGCACCACTTGGCGGTTGCTTCGCCATCTGAGGCGATCCACGCCCTTTGCGTGAAAATCCCTGGATTCAGGCGCTTCCTCCGGATGTCCGAGGAGCGCGGCCTGACCTATGCGGTGTTCCGAGGCAAGACCAATCTAAGCGAAAGCGAGATTGAGATGCGGCAGGACACCGTTGAGCCGATTCGCATCGCACCGATCGTGATCGGCAGTAAAGGCGGAGGCCTGTTCGCCACTATCGCGGGCCTGGCCCTGGTGGTGATCGGCGCCATCACTCAGCAGTACTACCTGGTGGCTGCAGGTGCCGGCCTGATGATTGGTGGTATCGCCATGAGTATGTCCCCGTCTCCGGTGGGCGTGCTCGATAAGGAGGGCGACGGCAACAGGCCGTCCTATGCGTTCGGCGGGGCTGTCACCACCATGGCCCAGGGCCGCTGCAAACCATTGCTCTATGGCGAGCGCGATATCGGCGGCGCCCTCATTTCAGCTGGCGTCTTCTCGGAAGATCAGCAGTAAGGAAAACCCATGTCCAAGACCGCAACAGCGCCTGCTGCAAAGCACCGGCGCCGGACTGCTGCTGCCCGAGTTTTGGGTTCCAAAGGTGGCGAGTCTAAGCCCTACACTCCATACAAAGCCCCCGATAGTGCGCTGTCAGTCGCTACAGTAAAGCTGCTCTATGCGTTGAGTGAGGGGCCAATTGTCGGCCCGGTTGATGGCCTGCGGTCGATCAAGCTGAACGGCACGCCGCTGATCTCCCCGGACGGAAGTGAAAACTTTCCTGGCACCATCTGGGATTTCCGGTCTGGCACCGTTGACCAGGAGCATATTGCCGGCTTTCCGGCCATCGAAAATGAGGCGTCCCAAGGCCTGCCGGTTGAGTTGAAGTCGGACAACGCCTGGACGCACGCGATCACCGACCAGCAGTTGTCTGCCGTGCGAATCCGCTTGTCGTGGCCGCAAATCTGGCAGGTGAAAACTAACGGCGACCAAATCGGTTACCGCATCGACTACGCCATTGACCTGTCGGTTGACGGCGGCAGCTATCAGACTGTTCTGTCGGCCACCCTGAATGACAAAGGCACCACCGAGTACGAGCGAACCCACCGGATTGATTTGCCAGAGGGCTTCACTAGCGCGCTAGTGCGCGTGCGTCGTCTGACCCCAAACCGCAACGACTCCAACTTCGCGGACCTGATGCGTATCAAGGGCCTGACGGAAGTCATCGACAAAAAGCTGCGCTACCCGAACCTTGCGCTGGGCGGCCTGCGGTTCGACGCCAAGCAGTTCCAGGACACGCCGAAGTTTGCCGGCCTGATGCGCGGCCGCATCGTGCAGGTGCCGACTAACTACGACCCACAGACACGCACCTACACCGGCGATTGGAACGGCACCTTCAAGCTGGCCTACACCAACAACCCGGTTTGGATCTGGCGTGACCTGCTGCTGCACCGCCGTTACGGTCTTGGCCGCCGCATCACCGCTGACATGGTTGATCACTGGACGTTGTACGAGATTGGCCGCTACTGCGATGTGATGGTGCCGGACGGGAAGGGCGGCCTGCAGCCCCGCATGACGACCAACGTCTACATCCAGGATTCGATCGAGGGCTACGCGCTCCTTTCAGACCTAGCCAGCGTTTTCCGTGGTAGCAGCTGCTGGAACGGCTCGCAGGTCACAATGGTGGCAGACATCCCCGGCAACGAGGACGGTTACGTCTTCACAAGATCGAACATTATCGGGGAGTTTGAATACGTCGCCGCCGCGTTTCCTGATCGGCACACCCGCGCCAAGGTGGCCTGGGACAACCCCGAAAACGAGTTCAAGACCCAGCCTGCGCCGGTTACCAATGACGACCTAATCGGCGTGCTCGGCCACCGCATGCTCGATATCTCGCGGTTCGGCTGCACCGTTGAGGGCGAGGCAATCCGCCATGGTATATGGGCTCTGAAGTCCGAGCAGTACGAAGAGTGGTCCGTCAGCTTCACCACTGGCATGGAGGGTCGAAACGTAGAGCCAGGGCAGATCATCTGCGTGGCTGACGAACTGTTCTCTGGCCGCGCGAATGGCGGGCGCATCAGCGCTGCGACCAAGCGCGTGATCACTTTGGACATTGATGCCGAGGTGCATGAGGAGGATCGATTGATCCTCAATTTGCCGAGCGGTAAGTCTGAGGGCCGCATCGTAAAATCGGTATCGGGCCGCTTGGTCACCGTGATGGCCGACTATTCGGAGTTGCCTGAGCCTGAGTGCAGTTGGTCCGTGGAAAGCGCTGACCTGGCTGTGATGCGCTTCCGAGTCCAGACTATCGAGCCGCAAGGCTTGCACCAGTTCAAGATTGCTGCAACGCAGCATGAACCCATGAAGTACCAGGCGATCGACACCGGCGCTCGGATTGACCCTCAACCTACGAGCGTCATCCCGCCAGGGGTTATGTCTCCGCCGGAAAACATCACGCTTGAGTCGCGCAGCGTTGTTTCGCAAGGGATTGCGGTTACTGGGATGCGGATCACTTGGGATTCCGTGCCGGGCGCTATCGCTTACAACGTGGAATGGCGCAAGGACAGTGGCAACTGGGTGCGGTTGCCGCGTACCGGGAATCTTGGGGCAGACGTGGAGGGTATCTACAGCGGGCGCTATGTCGCTCGCGTCAGTTCTGTCAATGCAATGGACGTGGCCTCGATCTGGGGAGCCAGTCCTGAGGTCGCGCTTACCGGTAAGGTAGGGCTGCCGCCGGCGGTAGCCTTCCTGACCACCACCAGTGAGCTGTTCGGCATCGGCATCAAGTGGGGCTTCCCTGCTGGCGCCGAGGATACCCAGCGCACCGAGCTGTGGTATGGCCCAGCGAACGACCTGGGATCGGCGACCAAGCTGGCCGACCTGGCTTACCCGCAGGCCGACTACCGGATGCAGTCGCTTCTGGCGGGCGCAACCTTGTTCTTCTGGGCGCGCCTGGTGGACCGGACCGGCAACATCGGGCCGTTCTATCCGGTGGTAGGCGGGGTGATGGGCCAGGCCAGCTCGGACGCCGGGCCGATCCTTGGCATGCTTGCCGGTAAGATCAGTAAAACCGAGCTCGGCCAAGACCTCCTCAGTGAGCTGGATGGGCTGCAGGACCAGATCGACGACTTGGATGCACTCGGCGGCTACGTGCCTACCCAGGTTTACCTGAAAGGCCAGATGGTGGTGGAGGCGGACCGCATCTACCAAGCCAAAGTGAATGTCCCGGTCAGCAACCCACCGCCGAACACCACTTACTGGCTGGACGTTGGTCAATCGGTCGAGACGGCCAATGGACTGGCGCAGCAGGTGGCGACTAACACCGCGGACATCACAGAGCTCGATGGCGTTGTCACGGCCCAGGCCAGCACTACCAATGCGCTGCGTGCGTCCGCACGCGACGACAGCGGCAGCGGGGCAAAGGCTGATGCTCTTAAGGGGTGGGCCAGCACCGCTGCGATCGTCGAAGAGAGCAAAGTCCGAGCTACCGCCATTGAAGCGGAGGCTAGCAAGACCACGCAACTGCAAGCCACGGTCGGTCAGAACACCTCGGCAATTCAAGAGACCTCTTCGGCTCTGGCCAACACCAACGGGCAACTGCAGACGCTGTGGTCGGTGAAAATGGAAACCACGGCTGGCGGCCAGAAGTACGCCGCATCGTTCGGCCTGGGCCTGCAGGTTGACCCGTCCGGTGTTTCTTCGCAGTTCGTCGTAAGGGCTGACACGTTCATGCTGCTGAACCTGGCAAACGGTACGCCTGTGTCGCCGTTTTCTGTTACTGGGGGGCAGACCTTTATCAGGTCGGCCTTCTTGGAGGATGGCTCAATCACCAACGCCAAGATCGGCAACTACATCCAGTCGAACAACTACGTGGCAGGCATTAGCGGCTGGAAGCTCTTCTTCGATGGGACCTTTGAAATCAATAGCGCTTTGGGTGCTGGGCAGGCACGGCAGGTAATCAACAACGCCGGCGGCAAGGTATTCGACGAAAACGGCTATAAGCGTTACCAGTGGGGGGATCTGTCCGCATGAGCTATGGAGCGAGAGTTTGGGGGCCGACCGGCCTCCTGGAACTTGATGAGAACTCGTTTAGTGTCAGGGTTATTTACTCGGCGTTGGTAACAAGGCCCGCAGGGACCAACTACATCGACATAGCGGTGCCCGGATGTAGTCCAAGCACGTGTAACGCTGTATCAGTTCCTGTATCCCCATACCCCGCCGACCCAAGCGCCCAGGATCTGTATGCAATACAACAAGAGCCAGAGGTTCTAAATGGTGCTGTTCGGGTCTGGTTTATAAATCGGATGATTCAAGGCAGCGCTTCCCCAGCACCTGCACTTGCCACGCAGCGAGTGATGGTGATGAGGTATAAGTAATGGCTTACGGGATGCAATTCACAAATAACAATGACACTGTCGTTTTGGATTCTGAGTTGTCCCGGCTTGTAGTAATACATAAAGGTGACTATTCCGGGGCAGTCAATTTCCCGACTCCAATTACGACCCAGGAACCGCCGTTAGTCTTCATAAGGCCGAATAGCTCTTTCACACTTAGCTATGCCAGGATTAACGGTAGCGCCGGTAATTGGACTGGTTTCTCATTCTCTGGCGGAGGTGCAGGGAAGTATTTTGCTGCGGCCTTCCAATCAACGCCAACGGCTAAGTATGGCTTTCGACTGTGGGATGGCTCCGGGAAACTGCTATTTGATAGCGGCACGCCCTGTGCCCAATTCACCAGAACAATTTCATCATGGACTTTTATAGGCTCAAACCAAACTGGCCAGGGAACCACACAGGTCAACTTTACGGCTGCGTCCCCTCTGAATTCCGGTGACTACATGATGATTAATAACATAGGCATGGATGTCAGTGCGGCGAGCACCAGATCTGCAAAGCTTTACTGTACATGGGACTACGCGAATAACAGAATCGTCATGTTTACTGTTGGAGTTACGAACTACACGTACTTTTTTGTGCCTGTTGTTTTCGCCAAGCCAATAATTTAGCAGTGATGCACCCAGTAAATATCGTCAGCCGAATTGGAGAACACTATGGTTTGGCAAAGATCAGGAACAGTTGCTGTACAGAACGGCAGCAGCACAGTCATTGGCACGAACGTGGATTTCGCTGCGAGCAGCAGGATTGGGGATTCGTTCATTGGTCCTGACGGAGTGAACTATGAGTTGGCCAACGTCGCCAGCTCCACGGTGATCTCCATCCTGCCAGCATATAAAGGTGCCACAGCAAGCGGCGCTGCCTACGCCATTATGCCTGTGCAGGGATACGACAAAATGTTGTCGGATGCCTTCAACAACCTCAACAACCAATTTGGTCCTAAGCTCGCTGCGCTTGGAACAACCGGGAATTACGACATTCTGCCAGTGCTTAAGGGCGGCACTGGCAACACAGTCAGTTTGAAGACTGGTGCTTACGCGGACCTGGTGGGCTCCGCAAGCTCAGGTGCAATATTTGAAACTGGAACTAACGCGAACGGTAGCTATGTTCGGTTTGCGGACGGAACGCAAATATGTTTTGGCGTTGTATCCAGATCCTGTGCCGCGACCAATGCATTAGGATCACTGTTTTATGGGTATGCAAATAGCATCACGTTCCCTGCTGGGTTTGCTGGAGTGCCAGCGTTCAGCTGTCAGTCTTTTAGCGCTGGGGTTATTACATGGGATGGCAGCGGCGGATCAACGGCATCTATCGGAGTTCCACTAATAATATCCACCGCGTCCCTTGCTGCCCGAACTTACACCTGTAACTATATAGCCTTGGGTAAATGGAAATGATCATTAAGCTAGTTTCTACTCGATCAGATGAGACTCTTGAAATAATTAAAGCAGGCGATGCACTGACGATTAATGGGCTTTTCCTCGACTTTGGCCCCTTGCCAGATGGAGCAACGCTTCCAGCTCAAGCTGTAGCGTGCGAATGGATAAACGATCCCGTTGAACGAGTGGATGGTCGTTTGGTGGTCACTATCACGATGCCTGTAGGCCCCGACGCGGGGAGGAACTCTTGGTATCCAGTTGATATTGTCAACCCTCCGGATGGCCGAGTAGTACTGCCTACTGACTTTGATCCAAAACCTGATAAGGAGATTGTCGAGTGATTGATTTCACCCAGGCGGTTACTGCCGAAAAGAAACGAACGGACGAATACCTTGCAGCGCTGGAAAACGCCCGTGCACAGCGGCGCGCCGCTTATCAGATCGAGTCGGACGGACTCCGTCTTGAAATCGCGTACGACGCGCTGCTCAAAGGAAATCAGCCCGACTTTGGTCCGTGGGTAAAGTCAGTAACCGCAATCAAAGAGCGATTCCCGCTGCCCTTCGCCCCGTAGTAAAGCGCAATAAGCAGAGCCGAATCCCGCCATGAGCGGGTATTTTTTTGCCTGGAGAAAGCCATGCCGATCACCGAGCAGCAGTTGCTGCAGATCCTTCCGAACGCCGGCCACCAAGCCGGCGTTTTTGTTCCTGCCCTGAACACGGCCATGAACCGCTATGGCATCGTGGGCATCGCGCTCGCCGCTGCATTTATCGCCCAGGTTGGGCACGAATCCGGCCAACTGCGCTACGTGCGCGAGATTTGGGGGCCCACTGCGCAGCAACTCACTTACGAAGGCCGTGCCGATCTGGGAAACAACGTCAAGGGTGACGGCTCGAAGTACCGTGGGCGCGGACTGATCCAGATCACCGGGCGGGCGAATTACGCTGCCTGCGGCGAGGCACTGGGCCTGGACCTCATCAGCAACCCGGAATTGCTCGAGCTGCCCCGGCACGCGGCGATGTCTGCGGCCTGGTTCTGGTCCACCAAGGGGCTGAACACGCTGGCGGATCAGGGGGAGTTCACGAAGATCACCCGCCGCATTAATGGTGGTCTCAACGGCCTGGAAGATCGCTTGCAGTTGTGGGAGCGCGCGAAAAAGGTGCTGGCATGACGCCGGTACAAAAGCTGGCCGGTTTGGTGGTGCTGATCCTGGTGCTGATGGCGACCGCCGCCGGCGTCACCTGGCAGGTGCAGGACTGGCGGATGGGCGAGAAGCTTTCCGAGCAGGCCGGCCTGCACAAGGACGACCTGGCGGCGATCAGCAGTGCCGCCGCCGCCCAGACCAGAACTGAGCAGGACAAGCGCCTGGCCGCAGAACAGAGAGCGGCCGCCGCAGACCAACAACACTCCCTGGAGCTTTCCAATGAACAACGCAAGCAAGCTGCTCTGCGCGATCGCCTCGCCACTGCTGATGTACGGCTGTCAGTCCTTCTCGACGCCACGGATTCAGCCAGTGACTGCAACGTGCCTACCACCCCCGGCGCCGTCGGCGTGGTTCATGCAGCCCGTCGAGCCCAACTTGACCCAGCGCATGCTCAACGAATTATCGCCATCACCGACGCCGGCGACCAAGGACTGATCGCGTTGAGGGCTTGCCAGTCGTACGTCAGAACCATTAGGCCCTGATCAACACTCCAGATCGCAAAATTAACACGACCCAAAATGAATACTCACCTTGCAAAGGATTGCAAAAATGACAAACCCAATCGTTCCATGGATGGGTGGCAAGCGCCGCCTGGCCGACCGTCTGATTCCTCTATTCCCTCCGCATGAATGCTATGTTGAGGTTTTCGCTGGCGGCGCGGCGCTCTACTTCATGCGGCCCCAGGCTGCACCAGTTGAAGTCCTCAACGATATCAATGGCGACCTGGTGACGTTGTATCGGGTGGTGCAAAACCACCTGGAGGAATTCGTGCGCCAGTTCAAATGGGCGCTCAGTTCCAGGCAGGTATTTGAGTGGCAGAAGATGACTCGGCCGGAAACTCTTACCGATATTCAGCGGGCAGCGCGATTTTTCTACCTGCAGCACCATGCCTTTGCCGGGAAGGTCAGCGGCCAGACTTTCGGCACAGCCACAACGGGGCCGGCTATCAATCTGTTGCGGATTGAAGAGAACCTTTCCGCAGCCTGGCAGCGCCTTTCTGGAACCTATGTCGAAAACTTGGGATGGCTTGAATGCGCTGAGCGCTACGACCGCCCCCACACTTTCCACTATATGGACCCTCCGTACTGGCAGACCGCGGGCTACGGGGTGGACTTTCCGTTCGAAAACTATGAGCGGATGGCCGACTTCATGCGCCGCTGCAAAGGCAAGGTCATGGTGAGTATCAACGACCACCCTGATATCCGGCGGGTATTTGAGGGGTTTCACTTTGAAACGCTGGACATCCGCTACAGCACCACCAATCAGCGCCAGGGAAAAGCCGAGATCAGCGGCGAGCTTGTGATCATGAATTGGAAACCCTCTGACCTCGGTGGGCTGTTTTAGGGTACAGGCTGTATCAGGTGGGGCCCCTTGTTCCGGACGTTACCCACGGCCGTATCGACCTTGAACCATTCGAAGGCCTCGGCTGGCTCGCCCTGGTGCAGCACCATCTGCTCGGCGCGCTCCTTGGGCGTGGTCGGGTCCAACCATTCCAGGGCTAGATCGGGTGTAAGCACCACGGGCCGCCGATCGTGGATGTCCACCATGCCGCCGGCGCTGTCGGCGGTAATGATGACGAAGCCGTCATGCTCACCTGGGCCTTCATCAGCATCCGGTAGCTGACCGATTGCGGCACAGAATATAGGTTCACCATCCCGCCGGCGGATCAGGTAGGGCTGCTTCTTTGCCCCGCCTTCATCCACCCATTCAAACCAATTATCGATTGGCGTGATCGCCCGGTGCGGCCAGATAGCCCGGAAGAACGGGCCGTGGGCGACTTTCTCCACGCGTGCATTGATTGGTGCCGCACGATCTTTCGCCCAGTGCGGTCGCCAACCCCAGCGAACGGGATCCGCATGGAGCATGTCCCCCTGCATGTGCAGCAGCGCAACTGCGGTTGTCGGTGCAACGTTGTAGCGCTCAATTGGCTGATCTCCCACGGAGTTAGCCAGGGCATTGGGCATGCTCAAAGCCGCAACAAAATCGTGGATTCCTCGATACTGTGAAAGCCTTCCACACATGATCTTCCCTCCCGCCGTCATTTCAGCCTAGCTTGCGCTGGAGGATTGAGCTTGACGAATCTCGCCCAGCAATCGTTGATTTTCCCTGAGCAGGTGGTCTCGCTGGCTGGTAATGAGATCGATGGGGCGAAAGCTTCCGTTGTCAGAAGGCTCATTGCTCATCGCCGCAATTTGATCAAGGGCCCTTCTTAGCGCAGCCTCCGCCGAAGCCTTGCCAGTGGCGAGCAGGTCATTCATCTGCACCAAGCCGGCCACATTGGCCCGGGCCTTTCGCAGCATCGCCTCGGTTTGGATGAGCTCGTCCTCGAGCAGGGCGCACTGGTGTTGGTACATTTCCAGAGGCGTAGGGCAGCCAAGCCACGCCGAGGTGTCTTCGTCAATGTTCATGATGGGTAAGCTCAAATGCTGTATGCGCATACAGTAAGCGAGGCTCTAAAGATTTGGGAGTGGTGTTCGTCGGCAGGACGCCGGGGAGGGAAGCACTGTAGGAATATCCAACGCTAAGTTATTGATTCTTATAGAGCCTTTTGCCTGTTTTGGAAGCACAGAAAAGAGGTGTGTTTTTCTTATACATCAGATACTTGCATCAGTTTCGTGGTCACCTTGACATGGTGGTGCGCAAAGGCGGGTATGTAACCTCCGAAATCCTAAGAGGTCACTAGGTTAGGCGTTACAAAGACCCATGCCGCATAAGTGAAGAAACACATGCCAGTGCAGAAGCAAGCAAATCCAATCAGGCCGGTTCCCCACATCCAAACATCCCACCAGCCAGATGTTTCAGATGACTGTTGGCCTGAGTCTATCTGTCGGCTGTTGAGCTGGCCGAACCTATAGTCTCTACCCAGCATCAATAGAAGGGTGAATCCAATCAGCACCATGGCCGCAGTCAAACTCACCCATGCTCCCCTGACTGGATAGATGACCTCGGCGGGCAGCGCGACTCCTGCCGAAAAAAATCCTGCACAGACCGCCAACGCGCCACCACTGACCAGGAAAAACATTTTGACAATGTCCTGGGCTCGCTCCGTGATTTTCTCTTGAGACGCATTGTGCTCTTCGACCAGCAGATTATGTTGATCGACATCCATTTCGGGCTTTGACACCTTGTCATCCTTTGCACTGATGGGGGGAGTGTACAAGCGTTCTTTTCGGGAAGCCCTTGGCCTGTTTGGAGTTTAGCTTTTTATAGGAGCATAAAATATCCAGGGCGCGCAAAACCTACGCTGCGAGCCCCGGTTTTAGGTTTGCATAAGCACAAAAAAGCGGATTATTTGCTTCATCAGGAATACCATTTTATCCTTTTAAAACAGGTGCTTAGGTTTCTACTGTTACAAGCATGGGGTGCTAGGGGTCGAGTGTTCGAATCACTCCGTCCCGACCATTATTCCTGAGTAAAATCAGACAGTTAAGCCGATCAGATAGATCGGCTTTTTTGTGCCTGCGCGAAGCTGCCTGGGATGTCGCTGGTATTCGGCTCAAGGGCTGTGTTCTGGCCAGTCGGGTTGCCACCTTCAGCTCTGGCAATTGCTCTGAAAATTTCCAACCGATTCATGTCTTTTTGTCGTCGGCCAGCGGGGCAGTCGGTTGGGCTTTCTCTTCGAATCAGCCTTGGCCCTTCAAGCCCTCAGGCGTTGGACAACTGAAACCGATAGCCCACGCCGTACAATGACTCGATGGGTGTTTCCCCTGGGCACGCCTGCTCCAGCTTGCGCCGTAGGTTGCGGATATGACTGTCTACCGTACGGTCGGTGACCACGCGGTGGTCGGAGTAGAGCTTGTCGAGCAGTTGGTCGCGGGAAAATACCCGGCCGGCGGAGCGTGCAAAAGTGCTCAGAAGTCGCAACTCCAGAGGCGTGAGGTCCAAAGCGACGCCGTCGAGTGAAGCGCGGTACTGGGCTTCGTCGATCAGCAGTCGCGGTGGGGTGTTGCTCAGCAATTGGGGGCCACGGCGCAGGATGGCCTTGACCCTGGCAACCACCTCGCGGGGGCTGAAGGGCTTGCAGATGTAGTCGTCGGCGCCCAGGTCCAGGC